GTCTGCGTCAATGGTGAATACTTCACTGTCCATCTGTATATGCCACTCAAACAAAGGACTACTACTGTCGAACCATCGATGTACATCATTGATGTAGTACATAATGGTAGTCACTACACTGGCACATGGGGAGAATTCTCCAGCATGCCTCAGATTAAGTACACTCCGCGCTACGATTCACTCGTAGAATGGATTGATACTGATGTGGGTCATGCGGCCTCGAACTTTTGCGCACACTACAAACGTAGAGTGTTCACTAGTTTTGGACCTGCGCCGGTGAATTGGGATACATGGTATAATGGATCCGACCACTCTCAAGGAGTTTGGACAACTACAATCGGTAGCAAGTGCTACAATTGGTTGTCTTATTCCAACGAGGGTACATTCATGCAGTATCTCCCTGAGTTGGGAAATACTATCGCTCCGTTATCGTCGGGCCCGGGTGTGTTATCCAGGCCCCTTGGGGTAGAATCCTTGTTGGATGCTGGCTTTAAAAGCATCCTTCCAGGAATCAAGCCTCAGTTGAGTCTCGTTAACTCTATATTAGAGCTAAAGGACTTCAAGACGCTACCGCGAACGATCGCTTCAATTGGGAGACTTGCGAAACATCTCATAAGAGATATTCGCAATTTTCCTTTGAAACGAGTCATGAAGGTCTGTGCCGACGCTTATCTTCAAGAGAAGTTTAACGTCGGTCCGTTGATATCTGACATTATGGGGTGTGTAAACACCTTTAAGTCAGTACGCGGCAAAGTTGACAAACTTCGCCGCGAAGCCGGGACCATGAGGAAGCGATACTATGTACGCTCCCTTGTAGACACATACCCTGACATTGTCCATATAGGTTCTCAAGACCTGAACGCCGCTTATTACGTCGTTCAGGACAAGATTGCCTCATATCGGACTCACTGTCATAGTAGTCTGGCTAAGTTCGTTGTTTCCATGTCGTATAAGTATGACTTACCGCACATGAGCGAGCAGGAAATGCTCGTCAAGGCGTACCTAGATAGTCTCGGGGTTAATTTAAATCCCGCGATTATTTGGAATGCGATACCTTGGAGCTTTGTTGTTGACTGGGTTCTTGGCATAGGCCAATTCCTAGATCAGTTTAAAGCTCGAAACATAGAACCAACGGTTCATATACAGAGTTGCTGCTGGTCCTTCCACCACAAGAGACAAGTCTCTTTTAATGGAGGGGTCGGTGGCACGCAAATAGCCTATTGGGATGAAGATTCCTATTTAAGGGAACCGACATTTCCAGGGCTAAGCTCGATTAGATCGAGCGGGCTCTCTCTTACTGAGAGTAGTCTTGCAGCCGCACTCGCCGTAGGGCGAATGTAGGTTTGCGCTAACAACAAAGTACGGTGGAACTTTGAATCCACTAAAACGCACATATGTTGCCGAATAACCTAACTACAAACGAAGTGAAGGATGCTGCCGGGGCTGAGGTACAATTCCTCTACCTGCGGAAGTTCGATCGGACGCAAGAGTATGCTAAGGATGGCGAAAGCCCAAATCTCCAATACCGACTCAAGGTTTCTCACCTTGAAACCGGTACGGGGACTAAGCTTCGCCGCCGTAGCCTTGTCAGAGTTGACAAGACGGTAACAGGGGTTGATTTGACTCCTGTTACAGTATCTTGCTATTGTGTTCTGGATTTCCCTGTTGGAAACCAGGCTAACACAACTGAAGCCAAAGCTGTTGTAGCAAATCTGATGAGTTTTCTCGCCAGTCAAGGCGCGACGACCACCATTCTGTACGACTGCTCTGGTTACGGGGCCGATGCTATCATAAACGGTAGTCTCTAATCAAGACCGCACCACTTACGGTGCCCAGGACGTAAAGTCCTGCCGTCATGCTAGCTCCTTCAACACCAATACATATGAAACGGATATTCAAATTGGCCCTTATGGCCTTCATTTGTCTACTCGTTCATGGATGTGCATTTGAGAAACTCAAGTTTTCGGTCGATCATGGTAGTCTTTACCATGATTCCGCTAAGCCTGAGCCCCTTCCTTTGCAAGTCTTGTGAACCACTCAACCCCCCTAACGGGGGGCCTTAGTGGCCACCATATGTACGTCACGGGGTTATACCCGCAACAATAACGAAAGGTAATATGATACGTTATATAACGTTCTGTCTAGCCGATGGTCGTGTGGAAACAGTGACCTGTAATGGTCGCCGAGACCTACACAAAACCATCGACCGGATACTAGCTTACGTTGCTGTTGGTCGTATTATCTCGTTTCTCGTCCACGACGGTACTGCAGCTTCGGTATCTCTCTACACAGAGGATACTTGGGCTACTTATATCGAACGGGGCGGTTTCGAGAATGCACAACGGAATGGCGCGCTAGATGCTGAAATAGCCTGCAAGGCTAATTCTGCTACTGGTCGTTCTTATCCGTAACTGCATACGACTGATGGTGTTCTGTAGTTAGTATCATTCAGTATTCGGCTTGTGCTCTAGGAGTGCGACCATATGGTACACAATAAGAGCCTAGATCCGTATAAACAGATCATCGCCGCTTTACTGAGTGACGCGCAAGTGTCACACAGCGAAGTGTTCACCCTGCGTTCTTTACGTCTAACTACCCTAAAGGTAACTAAGCGTATTGACCAGGAGGGAATTGGCTTTCTAACGAAAGCCTTACCACGTCTTGGAAAGAGCCTTGATAAGGCCCTTTCCGGGGCATACAAATTAGACTCTACCGGTTTCCAAAAGGAAGACGGTAGTCAACTTCCGAGATTTCTCGGTGAGTTGTTCAAACTTGTATTCCGCTCAGACGGATGGATCCTTCCATCACCCTGTGTGAAATGCATCGACACGCTACGGCAAATATTGTTTGTATATTACAAACTTGACTGGCCGTATGCCGAATCACAAGAGCAAGATGTCATTGATCGGTTTGTAAAGACCGAAGATGACATCTATCCTTACGATGATCTGTTCAGCAAAGTTGCTGATCAGATTGTCTACAATGATCTCACTATCCTCGATAGGGTCAAACCTACTGAGGCAGGTGTTATCATCCGGAAAGCTAGAGTCTTACTCTCACGAGTATTCTCTAGTTTCGATCCCTACGATATCGTTCCTGGGCACGGTCCTGGAGCTGTCTCTACTAAAGAGAAGCTTTGGGGCAAGTACCACTTTGAACGAATTAATCCTAGAATCGACGCACACTTTCCATTTGATGCTTACTTTAGAGCGTCACTTGGTCACGTTTGCGATTCCCTAAAAGACCTTAGCGGTCTTGTTAGTTGCGAGTCTTCGGCGAGAGTAATTCTCGTCCCAAAAGATTCGCGCGGACCTCGACTCATCTCTTGCGAACCACTGGAATTCCAGTGGATCCAACAGGGATTAAGTCGAGCCATCGTTAAGCTCATTGAACATCATCCTCTTACGAGGTACAATGTTCACTTCACCGATCAAGGGCCCAATCAGTTTGGGGCGTTACTTGGATCTTCAAGTGGCAAATATGCCACTCTAGATTTAAAGGACGCCTCGGACCGGGTTACTTGTGGTTTAGTTCGACTCTTGTTTCCTCAACACATCTCAGATGTGTTAATGGCAGCAAGGTCTGATTCGACCATCCTACCCAGCGGAAGTAAGTTAAAACTCAGAAAGTTTGCACCAATGGGGTCAGCTTTATGCTTTCCCGTAATGGCGCTTACAATATGGGCCTTACTTACCGCTGTTGAGGTAGATGCAGATACTCGCAAGAGTATTTTAGTGTATGGCGATGACGTCATAGTAACAACGGAGTCATCCGTGCGCGCTATGAACACGCTCGAGTCGTTTGGTTTATTAATTAACCGCGATAAGAGTTGTTTCCAAGGACTTTTTAGAGAGTCCTGTGGTGTCGATGCCTTCAATGGCAAAGACATTACTCCTGTCCGCTTGCGGACTCGATGGTCGTCTCGTCCATCCCCGGACGTCTATGAAAGCTACATTGCATATAGCAATGCTTTCTTTAGACTTCAGTATTATCATACCAGTGAGTTAATTACTGGGTGGTTACACTCCATATATGGAGTGATACCACCGACGTATATGCATATTGCATGTCCGTCGCTCGATAATGCTTATTCTGTACCTTGTGACATTAGAACACGTACGAATCCCGATCTTCAAAAGATCGAGTATCTTGTGCGATGTTCTGTCACGCGCCCTATTAGGAAAGAGATTGATGGTTGGTCCATGTTGCTCAGATACTTTTCTGAGTCGCATGGGTCCTCCGCTCCCTTTCCGAACAGGCTTAGTGTACCTCGCAGAAGCGAGGTGGGCCAACGTCACGGTCCTTTTGAACCGTCCGACGCGCCCTCATTCAGAG